CCACGTCTTATCTAGATAGGAAGGTTCAAAGTGAAAGAAGTCACAAAATTGGGTACCATAACTCGCATGATTAGCGCCGGCAGCAGTAGCAGTTCTAGAATAATAGGCAGCAAGTCCTGTAATTCCTGCTGACATAACATCATTTGCTCCATCTGCAGGATAAGAAGTGCCCTGAGCATTAGTACCTGTGAGATTACCCCCGGTATAATAGATTGGAAGCCACATCAATAGGTTTCTATATCTCCTATTAACATTCATTCCATCATACTGATATGATGCTAAAGCTCTAATCTGATCGTGACTAAAGACAGCATCAACTTGCCAACCATCTCTTCCAAGTATCCATCCACCACCACCTCCTTTTTTAACAAAGATGCCGTGTGATCCCGGTACCGGAGCAGATGTATCGGATCCCCATCCACCCATTGAGCGTACTCTTTCAGGAGGGAAGATTGCATTAATCTGATAATAATCATCAAGTGAGCTTAAGCTATTTTCTCTAAAATAGAAAGCCCAATGCACATTATCAAAATCAAAATTGAGTTGCAAGTCAGTGGGTAAGCCAGGAAATGAAGCAGCTATATCTGTTGCGACACTAGGGGCTGATGAACTCCACGACGTATCAGGTGTAAAGTATACTGGTACTAAAAATGATTTATCATATAGCACTGTATTCTGAACGCCTGCTCTGCTTCTAGGTAATAGGGTACCTTTTTTAATTGGTACCCATTCACCAATTTCAAATAACCCTTGTCTGGTTGTGTTGTTATCTGTATTATAGTCGCCATCAGGATTGAAATACCAGCGTCCTTGAGCAACTCTACGGTCCTCAACAACCCTATCTTTTGTTGTATATTGTACGCTAGTACCATTATTCTTTGCAATAACAGTTCTATCAGGAGATCCTCCTCTCCCATATTCTAATATGTAATATGAACCACCCTGTGTTTGTGTAGTAGGTTGATTAGTTAGACTAGTAGATGCTGGATTGGTACCATCCTTTCCAGTAATAAACCGAGCAGCATTAGTAATATTATATCTGTCAGGAGATCCAATTAGATATAACTGGTTTTCTCCCATGACAAACCATGGATTATCAACGTTCTTTATAGCTTCAGGGTTAGTAGTAGCTGCAATTGATTCAAAGTTCCACACACTCCAACCGCCACTATTCCAAATCATAGCTATATTTTCTTTAGGAATAGAAAATATTAAGCTCTTTCTTATATGATCAAAGGTGATATTTACTTGTTCAGAATCAAATCTAAAAATCAGATTGCCCTGATCTAGTGTACCAAGAGAAGCGTCAGATATAATACCACTATTATTAAAGAAATTTGAAAGAGGATTGCTGATATAATCAGTAAAAAGCTTCTCTATACCTTTTGATATGGTATTAATTGACATGCCATTACTGGTCGTATATACACCATTTGTATCAATCCATAAAGCAGAGCCTTCAGCAGTAACAATTGTGTTTGGACTAACACAGCCAATTTGATTAGAAACTTTCTGTAATCTACCTGCTGAGACTATAACTCCAACAGAAGGCTGATAATAAAATGTTTCATTCTTTGTGAAAATAAGAAGATTGCCATTCAACTCTTTTATTGCTGTGATTGGATTTTCTGAAGATATTCGAAGTATATTATCAGCAATGATGCTGGTGGGATTACCAATATCACTAAAGTAGACTGTAGTTTTATCTACATAAACAATACGATTTAACACTGAGGTAATGTCAATAGGGTTGGGAAATTCAGTCTCTGTTAGGTAAGCGTATGCATCAGCAAAGTCACCATCACGGGGCGCAACTCTTCGCAGTCTGGAAGATTCAGAGTAACCAAGCGCCCAATCGTTGTGACGCACACCATCCGTTGATTGAATTCGAGATCCTTCAAATACTGCTGGGATATAAGCTAAAATACCTGTCCTAGAGTCACCTAGGAAAAGTGTGTCATTAACCTCTTCAAAGAAGAACGCAGCATCAGAGTCTGCAAATAGGTTTGTTTCTATATCATCTTGGAAGTATGTCTCATAACGACCCCTTAGATCTCTCATATTGTTAGTATCACCCTGCCAGTTACTACCATTTAGAGCAACGTTATTTGTATTTGGATGTACTATCTCTTCCCATACTTCATCTGTGGTGATATCATAAATTGATACCATATAGGCTAGAACGTATTGTCCTACTCGTTTTGACTTAGATACAATATTGACAGTATCCTTGCCTCCTAGGCTACCAGTAAATGTTCTAATTAAACCAATAGTGATAATTTGTTCGTGCCCAAAGTTAGTTTTAATATATCTAGAGCCAACATGCTTGATAAATTCCCAGTCATCCCAACCTATTGTTGTATCAAATTGGGAGTTTTGACCAAACCCTTTGCGAACTTTCCAGTTAATATGCCTATCCATATTCTGGATATAGGCGCCTTTGTGAGTTGAATCTGCATTCATCCCATCAACTAGGAGTTCTACTTCTTTGCCTTTGACAGCCATTATGGTATATAACTCACATGGTTAGCTGCTTCTTGAGATCTTCCATGGCTTAGATAACTTATAAGTGATTGTTCTCTTCTTAACAGTTGGGCATCAACTGTGGGATTAGGAGCGCCATCTCTAACAGCATAATTGCCATATGCATATAAAGCTATTAGATCATGAAATTCTGACAGGTCATCAACAAAAGCTGCAGCAGCAGCCCACCCCCCAACAATATTCTGTACAGGAACATAATCGACTCTTACGGTGGCACTTAAACTCTCCTCACTAAAGTTTAGAATTTGCCCTTTTAGAAGATAACCCCTTACAGTATTAATCAATTCGTCTTCAGAAGAAGCACCCTCTAACCAATAATCAGGTAATCGATTGCCGGTAGTCAAACTACCGACTCTAATAAGTTGAGACATCTTACCGTGTGGAGCAGTAGGTGTAGCACCAGAACCTAATAGAAAGACTGCTGCTTCCTCTACAGGCGCTTGTGTACTTAGATTAACATTACCACTTGAAACATCAAAGGTGAATGTCTGAGTGTAAAAGAAGGGATCATACTCACTAACCTTTCTACGGAATTGATCATATCCAATCTGGCAGTACAATTCTACATTAGCTGCTGTAATAAAAGTTGTATCAGCTTCATCAGTGAAATCTCTGAATAGTTGTTTAATTTCTCCTGTATTCATATCAGCCTCCTCCTCCTACACCACCACCCATGGCAGCTTCAGCACCTCTGGCTGCAGCCTCTTCGGGAGTTGCAGGCTGCCCGGGACCTCTACCTTGAGTTTGCGCAGGACGATTAAAGAAGGAAAGTTCCTTGTTTAATTCAGCCTTAGCCTTAGCCTTTTTAGCATCAGCCTCTGCACCTTGTTGTTTAGCGGCTTTAGCGCCACCAGACTTAAGCTGCTGCATCTGTGCCTTCTGTCCCTTGGCTGGGAATATCTGTCCATAAATCTTGGATACATGCTGTTGCAACTGTGGTGAGAGTTCATAGAAATCAGGACTTCTAATATACTCGGCAAAGACTCTTTCAATCAAATCTAGATCGTCTGTTGGGAAGAATTCAATTCCTCTACCTGCGACAGCAGCCTTAAGCATATCTTGAGCATGCGACATAGTGGCTAGTTTATCTAGGATAGACTTGTTATCTGTCTTAAAGTGTAATTCAGCAGCAGCCTCATCCTTATCGATAATACCCATTTCAACCATGTCTAGTATTCTCTGCTTCCTGTCCATAGTTTCATCTCGGAAGAGTGATCCAGCTTCGATAAAGATCTCAGGAGTATCAACAACTTCGGTCGATGAAATACTCTTGAATACGACAGAACCTTGACCATCCAACATTCTCATCATCTTTGGTTTATCGTAATATTCCTTCATGAAGATTAGAATTGTTTTGGCTGTATTCTGTACAGCATATTCAATATTCTGTTGTGTTACTTGAAGTTGCGAAGTATCGTTTTCAGAAAGAGCATTAATAGAAGCAGCAGAGTTAATACCTACAGCCCTCTTTCCAACTGACGTTGAATGCAATCCAGCAACATCTAGCATTTCATTTTGCAATTGCTGAATATGATTCATAACATACTGTGGTAATCCAGCGCCAGCAATCTGTTGTGGTGGAGGACTAGCAGCATTATAATAAATCTTCTCCCCCGGCTTACCCTTGATTGAATTAGCAGGTACACCTGCTGTCTTAGGGATCAACCACTTAGGGTGACTCATAAGGTCTACATTATCAACAACTTGATTTCTAACTCTGTTATAGAGTGATTGTAGATCTAATAGATTAGAGACAAGACCAACTCCCCATAAACTATAGGGAATATCGGTATAACGAATTAGTTGTACAGGCGTTGCGCCAACGGGGTACTCTCCTTCAAATAGATGTAAGTCTCCGTTGATCAAAGCATATCTACCATCCTTCCAATATACTTCATAAACCTCTGCTCTACCTTCTGGTGCGTCTTCCCAGCTACCACCACCATAAGATACTACTGCTTCTGGTAATGTTGATATCTTGTCCTTGAATCTAGGAAAACGTTTCTCTAATTCTTCTTTAACAACAACTTGCCTAACAGCAACCCATTGACTTTCCTCTGGTCCCTTAACACCATATTCATAAAATATATCGTAAGGAGAAACTACTTTAGTGCCAACTGACTCTAGATCGGGATCATAGAATGTTTGTAGTCCAGCATTACCAGTACTAACAAGCCACTTAACGGCTTCATTAATAACTTCTTTCATGTTGTTACTGTGCCAGTAATATTTAAGTGCTTCTTCTGAGGATCTAGCTTTTAGAATATCCTCTGTTGAAGGAGAAGCAGGAAGAACTGAAATTGAGGGATACTCAACCGCCAGTCTAGAAACAATGTGTCGATAGATGTTAACTAAGAGGTTGACTGTGTACTGTGCTTTATGTTGATCCATCCTAGCTGTAACATAAGACTTTAAATTCTTGTCATAGACAATATGTTGTTTGCCTTGCAAATACATTAAAGCCAAGTCCCATAATCTAGTATAAGTCGACTTATCTGTTTTAGCTTTGGCTAAAGGAGTTTTTAGATTAGGATAATCCATTATTTTCTGCCTCTATAAATGTCTCGTAATCCTGCATCTGCAGCCATAGACTCACCCCAGATTCGTTCTGCAGCAGCTTTCTTTTTAATATCAAGTTTTGCTAGTCTACGATCCTCTTTAACTCTTTCCCCTTTCTCAATCCATTTGTCAGCCCAGCTATCATCATCTGATAGGTCAGTCAATGCTGATGTTTTAGTTTCAATATCAGAAGCTTCTTTAGCAACTTCAGCACCCTCTTCCATACCTTCTATATCTGCAGCAGTACTGAGTCCAGCACCAATCGCTCCTTTAAGATGTTCCGTAGCTTCACCTGATCTACCTTGACCTGATGCTACAGCAGCTTTTCCTAGACTACCTAAAGCTTGTCCACCTTTGAACCCTGCCGACGCTCCTGCAGGACCACCGAATATACCCCCGGCAATTGCGCCTGCTATACTTAGACCCATTCCAACAGCGTCTGCAGTAGCCATGTCAGATGCGTGTTCTCTCTGTTTTGCCATTTCTAAAGCAGCCATACGCCGTTTATGTCCCGGGACTCCCTCATCTTTACCAAATTTAAAAGCCATTAGTCATCCTCCATTGCAAACACTGTGGCGTAACCTGAAACTGGACTTCTATTCTCAACTGCCTTTTCTTCTTTAACTTTAAGATGTAGTCTTTCAATAAAAAACCAAGTGATAATATTCACTTGGACTGCAAAGACTATTCCTAAAAACATAAAAATTGGTAATATAAAGTCCATATCTTCCTTAATACAAAAAAGGGGCAAGACAGTTCGGTGTGAACCATCCTGCCCCTTAAAGCCTAATTTAGCCTGACCTAAGGTCTAAGCACCAGCAGCAGAACCAGGGAAGCTGAATCCTACCAAGACGCCATTAGCGTTCGGTCGGAGACAAACCTGATTGTAGTACCAGCGATAGAACCCTTCCCAGTTATCTGCATTCGCAGTGCGGCTGAGAACAGCCCCATCGAGATCAGCAAACCCACCAGACTCAAGCTCAGTCAACTTCCAAGAGGGCGTATGCAGAGCAACGACCATGCCTTTAGGACAATGCCTAGAAGACTTGAATGGAATGTTGTTGAAAGAGAAAGCACTGAATCCAGCATCTCCCTTTCCAGCAGATCCAACATCCTTATTAAGGTTGTTGTTGTTATTCGCAGTAGCAACCATCAAACCGGCATATGCCTGTCGGAATACAGGGTGCACTAGCATCACATCTGGAGCATCGCCTGAATCAATGTCAAGCTGATCAATAAGCCTCTGCAACTCTCCAAGAGAGAGGGCAGCACGACTATCATCAGCAGACAGAGTACAGTGACCAGTACCAATCAGTTCACCAGAACCATCTCTAATCGCACCAGCAACTGCACCAGGGGCACCACCGGTACCAAGTCCAAAGTACTCCTGATCATGCAAGCAGGAGAAAACCCCGAGAGGCTCCTGTACCGTACTAGCAGCATTTCCTGTCCCACCACAAGCAGTAAGCTCTAGTAGGGAAGCAGTAGCACCGGCGTCGATCAAGCCTTGTACAACAGCATTTTGATCACGATACCGAACGATCACGGCGACTGCAGTACCCGCAGGTACACTAGCGGCGGCAGCGTCGGTGCGTGTATCAACCGCTCCTACAAACTGAATTGTACCAGCAGCCTGATCAATAGCAGTAGAGGCAGCAACGTCCCGAATCCTCTCTTGAGAGATCGTCTCTAGAGTATCACAACGAACTAGCGTCACAGCAAGTTCAAATGGACCTCCTGCAGCCCCTCGACATGCATCATGCATTCGGGCTAGCCGAGCACTATCACCGGTAAACTCCCATGTAACGTTAGCTAGCTTAGATTTCTTCTCATTGAGATAACCGACAACACGACCACCAGCGAATGTACGTTGGTTAGCCTCATTGCGAATATCAGAAACGAGCTTAGTCATCTCAGCATCAACATAACTGATGAATGAGTTTTTGCCACCAGTCTTGGCAGCAGCGATGGCGGGTCCAGAAACTTGGAACCGACCATATAGGAACTCGGCATTAACAGTGAGTTGCGAAAAGCCTTGACTTCCAGCAGTGGGTAGTGTCCCACCTTCTCCTCTGTAGCCTACACCAGAGTTCCGTGAAGTGTGCACAGGGATGATAACCCTCTTTCCACTCCAATCTACACTTGCCTTCTCCATGAGTTCAAGCGCAAGTACCTCGTTATTTAATTGATCCTGTATTGGTCCGAGATAAAATTCCTTTAGGACAGCATCAAGCGTTGTTAAAGTAGCCATTATAAATCCTCCTTGTTAGCTATTTTTCCAAAATTCTAAAGCAGCAGCACGGGCTTCTGCCATAGTTCTTGGCTTACCTTTGGCAGTATTACTGCCTGGGGTGTGCCCAGAAGAAACGCCATTTAATCTAGGAGCAGCCTTAGGCTTATTCTCCTCTAGATGGCGAGCAATAGCTCTTTCCTCGATTGAGGCAACATAAGTATTATATTTTTCTGCAACATCCATTACATCCACAGTGGGATCCTGAATAACTGCATGAAGAAGAATGTCATCATTAACAGCCGGGTATTTAGCCTTAGCTGTTTGCAGTTCAAGTTGAAGTTCACTCTGAGCTTCTCTAATCTCAAACTGTTGAATCCTAGAATCTAATTGCTGGTATTGAGTAGTCTCATCACGATAACCTTCGGGAACTCCAGATCGAACAGTATCTTTTGCAAGATAATCATCTAACCAATCTGTCTTTTCCGTAGGGGGTGGTTCAACCGACCCAGCAACAGGAGCCTTAAGATTCTTAAATCGACTCTCCATTTCTTGTAATTGAGCTTTGAGAGTATCGTTCTCACTCCGCAGTGTATTCCTAGTCTCAACTACACTCTTGAATCTGCCATATGGAATCGGATGTCCAGATTCATCTACTTCTGTTGACTCCTCCTTGGGAGCTTCTTCTGTCTGAGGCTCAGGTGTTACCTGTTCCTCTTGTTTGGATTCTAGCGAGGAATCCTCAGCTTTGGGTTCGAAGTCTTGGTCTAGTGCTTCCCCTAAGCTATCTAACGCTGTGTTGTCCAAAAGTGGCATTTGTTACCTCCAGTTTTACGTGCCTGTCACGACGGGTTATGCCCCACACTTTTCATAATAAATATACAAAATTTTCAAATGTTACGATTAACCTCACCATCCCTTTCCTTGGGCGGTCAATGTCTTGTATCTTGAGACTAGTCCCTTAGCACAGTTATACTCTTTAGCCAATCTAACTATACCGCCCGGGACATCGTACTCTTCCCACCATACTTTCTCTTTAATTTCTTCAATCTCTCTAAAGGTAAGCTGAGAGGAACCCTTCCTTCTAGGTTTCATATTAGCAACCTTTTCATTGAGTGCTTTCCAGTCTACTTTTTCACTCATACGATTCCTAATTTTTTATCTTCTAAACGTTGTTCTGTTGACATTGGATTCTTAAACAAAGGTTCGTCATCAAAGAATCCTTGATTATTTTTATATAGTTTTCCTGTATTAGCTTCCCATTCCAAAACACCAGCAATACCATGTGGTCTATTCTTTTGTTCAACCTCCATAGTATAAGAGTCTGCCTGATCAATACTCATCAAAGCTAAGGCAGTAGCAAATACAAGGTCGTCATGTTGACCAGAGGCTGCTTCAGGTTTGCCATTCTGGTTATATACAAAAGAATTAATTTCATATTTGATTCTTTGACACACAGGACTTAACCACTTCTTATTAATATGTTCTTGTAATCTAGCTAACATCATTGGTCTTGTCTGTGGTGATGTATTAAATCCTAACTTCTCTACCCATTGGTTACCGATCTTATCATATTGTGTTCTCCTATAAAGGTGCTGATAGTTATCCATTTGGAATCTGTCTATGACTGACATACCAATGTTATTAGATTCTATACAGGCTAGGGCATTATACCTCTTACCTAACAATAGACATGCTGAGGCAAACTCTGAAAGGGGTTCTTTCTTGTAATAAGTGGCAGCTACAAACATCTTTCGTCTATCAGTGATGTCAACAACAACTGCAGCAGAATAGTCACCAGTTGGTGAACCACTTGCAGAGTCAACTCCCATGGCGTATGAACGATACTGTACAGGAGGAGAGTACTCTATTAGACCCGTTTGTTCTAGCTTAAGAGCCTCAGGGAAAGAACAATTAAAGAACTTGGTACCAGTTGTAATAAAGGCTAGGTTAGCAGAAGCAGGATACTCTTGATGAAAGATGTTGATATCAGAACCACACCTAATGTCGATAGTCTTCCTAACCCACCCCATCTGTTTATTAGTGAGCTTATATTTGGCTTTGTACTTACGTTCAAAGTCATTTAACCCTTTGTTAGGTAAGGGAGAGGAGGTATAGGTCTTATCCGTATACCATGGAATAAACAGTTTACCAAAACCATTATCTTCCATCCATAGCCTATAGCCTTCATTAAGTCCATTGGCTGTAGTTTCAATAATGATCTCTGAATTATCAGCAACAGTCTGGAAGATTGATGCGATTGTTTCTTTTAAATTATTATAGAAGCAAAGCTCTGATGCATGGATTGCATTAAACGTTGAACCTCTAAAGTGAGAAGATGTAGCTGAAGATACTTTCAAGCCACCACCATGAAAGAACTTCAACTCATTAACGTTAGAAGTATCACACTTGAACTTAAGAAACTTAGGTAGGTATTGATGAAATCTATGGTAGATCTCAAAGATATTCTTTGATGCCTGTTGAGTATGTGCCAGAACAGCACACTTAAAGTTGGGCGTAAAAAGTACTTTCCAAAAGAGGTGAGCAGCAATTGCAGTTGTCATACCCAACTGCCTTGCCTTCAAAGTATATATCCACGGATTTTTTTCTAAAGTTTGATAGAATTCTTTTTGTGCATAGTTTGGCTTGAAGGGAACAATATTGCCACTCTTATCTAGAATCTTAAGATACTTGCAGAAGTAGGTAAAGTCTCCTTGACACTTCTTGACTTCTTCTAAAGCTTTCTTAGATTGCCTAGGCACACTCTTTTAGCCCCACTGTGCTTGTTGGACGACTTCCCAGATAGTCTTGCTTCCATCAAAGTAGCCAACCACATCAACTGTCCAGTCTTTTGCTGAAGCACCGGTGGAACCAATTGTATCAAAAGTATAATTGCTGGTACTACCATTGATGGTATCAGATCCACCTGCGGCTCCCAATTGTAGCGCTACACCGGTAGAGAGAGAACCCATTGCAGTACCCTGTTGAACGATAACCCTATATTTTAGATAGTTGGATGAGCTTGACCAAGTTGCATCCAAGGTGGGCAGAACGAACGCATAACTCTTGGCATCTGTATATGCAGCGCCAGGTTGCCACTTGAAAAGCCTAATTGCGTTTGCAGAAGTAGAAGGTGCTGTCAACTGTGCGTTGCTGTAATTGTTAGCATCAACATAAGTCCAGTTATTAGTTACACCTGACCCATGGGTGGGTGCGGCTGTATTCTTGACGAACCTGTCTGGGTGTGTATGCGGACCCTTGCTCATGAGTGCAGCACTATTGATGACACCATTGGCAGCAGTGTTTGTAATCATCCCACCAGAAGGTGTGACTGTTAGCATCCCATTAGTATCAACACCTAGGGTGCAGTTATCAGTACCATCAAAAGAAAGCTTCAACTGTGTTGAAGCAGCATCAAGTATTTCAAGCTTAGTATCAGGGTCTGCAACACCAATGCCTACATCACCTGCGCTAAGTACTGTTAACCGGGCAGCTATTGTACCTGCCTCAGGTTTGGTGGATAAAGTAAATTTGCCCCCAGAATCATCACCAGCGTTGCTATCGGTAGTAACAGTTTCCATTTGCATCAATCCAATTACTTTAGAATCAGCATCGAAATTTGTAGCATCAGCATTATCATTATTAATAAAGTGTACTGCTCCCATGGGTTCACCATTGCCAGACTTAGAGCTACCTAACTCTAAAACTGAACGTTCAGCAGTACCATATACGGTTAATTTTTTTGATGTAGTGAGTGCACCATACATCAGGTCACGATCACCACCTAGGGTAACATTACCGGCAGTACCATTCAGAATGGACATCTGTTTTGTCTGCGCAGCGTCCCCATCGGTAGTATAGAAGTCCATGTTGGCGCCATTCTCACTTGCTGACCAAGTAGCGTCAGCAACTGATTCGATTCTTGCACCAACCGTAATACTACCTCCAGCATCCTCAGCACCACCAAACTCAACTACACCTAGTCTGTGACTAGCAGCCATTACAGCGCCATCATTGGCGCTAAGCCGCAAATTTCCACCTTGAGTGGCACTAGTGGCTGTAGTGTCTTGTACTTCTAGTTGGACCCCGGGGGATGCCGTGCCAACACCAATCTTACCTACGTTAGCAACTTCAGTAACAACCATTCCAGCTTTACCTGAGGTACCAGCCCCAAGGTGGATCTTGTTGTTGTTATCATCTGCTCTGAGAACCAAGTCTCCTTGCGCAGTATCAGTAAAGTACGTATCAGCAGCCCCTGGAACAGCAACAGTCGCTTTGTTCGCATTAGTGCCTAAAGATACCTTAGCATTCGATGTGGCGCCACCGGAGCGCACAGTGATTGCGGCATCTCCAGCCCTAGTTGCCTCTAGTTCACCGCCAATCTCAACCTTTGTGTATGCAGCTTCAGTTGCTATAGTTGGGGCAGAAGAAGCGTCCCAACCATCGGCTGTAATAGCAGAGGCGGCAGTATAGTCAAATGTGTCACCAGTAGTGGGGTCAGAGGTTACGACAACAAGCTTTCCAGCATCTGCGGACTCAACACCAGCAAATTTCTGTGTTGGCACGTCAGCAGTCGATGTTGCAGTCGACGTAATCTGTGGCATAATTTTAGCCATTTAGTCTTCCTCCTCTTCTTCTTCAACTTCGACTTTTTCTTTCTTCTTTAGCCATGGAGGACGATCATCTACGTCGTCACCTTTCTTTTCCTTAGGTGACTTCTCTGCAGAAGGTTCCTTAGCTTCCTCTTCCTCTTCGACCTCAACCTTCTCTTTAGCCTTTTTCTTAGGCTTAAGTTCATCAGGTAAGTCTTTTAGGATAGTAATGGTGATCATCTCAGCGTCTTTAAGCAGACTACCGGGATCCTTACCCATTGTTTCTAAAATGGCTTGTGCAGCCTTACGTGTTAATTCTTCTTGTTTCTTGTCTGGTTCTTCTTCTTTCATTTGTATATACCCCTAGCTAGTGAGTTCTATTTAAATATCAGTTTTTGGTAGAAGTTCAATTAGAGCGAAGCTCTGTCAGCTTTTCTATTATGGAGGTGGAAATAGCCAGAGAAATAATTCGTAGCCCATAATCCTATTTCCCCCCTTTGTAAATACCTTTTTTATATATATATGCCTTTTTCTGGGGGGTCATATATATGTTATTTTACGTTGCCATACATATAGCGTAGCGTAGTGCATATGCCATACGAGAAAAGGCGCCAAGCATTTAAGCCTGACGCCTTCTATTTCTTTTCCTATGGTCTACTATGGGGATAGGGGGTAGGGTACCTTACAGAGCCACTGAAGCCCCTCTATGTCTATTCTTTATCTCCCTCTTCCCCTGTACCCAATACACCCAACAACTCCTCCTCATAACTACCCATATCTTCATTGCGGATTATATCGGATAGTAGTTTCAGCGCTGATAACTTACACTGCGATTTAGCAGCGAACTTACTGTTGGGATCATCGTGGGGAACTTCGACAATAAACTGTAACACTAATTCTTTTAAGTCACTGTTGTTTATGTCTGCTGTTGGCAGATGTTTAATTAACTCAAACAAGTTCTTTTTATCTTTGCTATTCATCTATTGTCCCTCAATCAATATTACGCAGTAAGCATTGTTGCCGTCCTACAAAGGGTAGCGCAAAGTTGTCTACGATACGTAGAAACAATGATTTACTATCAACTTATATATCACTCTCCCATTCAAGTTCAATTCCAATATCCTGTAACTCCCTCATCTTATTAAGTCTTTCTTATACTGAACCATTAAATCTTCTAACTCTTCTTTACTAATACAAAGGTCTGTTACTTCTTCAAGGTCTTTTATCTTTTGTTCTATTTCTTCTTGAAGGTTCTTACATCTTTGCTCCGCTCTCTTTATGTCATCTTCATAACAGGACTGGATAATTAACATCATTACCATCAGAGCAATCTTCACTTCCACCACCAGAACCAATTGTCTTTCATACTCTACTCATTCCGTTATTAGCAGCAACCTTATCAACCCAATAGATTTCTTTCTTACCGATTGGCTGAACTGCTAAAACATAATCGTTGACACAACCACAACTATGATAAGCGTTGATGTGGTATTGATTGGCAACCTTCATCTTCACTACTAACGCTATCTTATTCTTACAGTAAGGAAACATATTATTAAGAAGTTTATCATAGATGTTGGGGCAGCCTCCTTTATTTGGACTTATGTTTCCTCTACTACAACAGTTCATAAACTCTTTCTTCGTCCAATCTATTCTTACCAAATCTCCTGTCTTAATATCATCTTCATCTAACCAATGTCCGTCAATCATTATTCATCGTCTCCTTATTGACATTCTTTATTCTTATTACCCTCAATCATAATCTGTTCTATGTTCTATGGGTTTCTCTTTCCTTTTCATTCCCTCACATATTATATGACTACACCACAAAGAGTAGAGGATTGCTCCTACCACAGTGAGTAGTTTAATCAAGGCTACCTCTCTTACAGTAGTCATCCCACTCTTCATCCTCATTAGCATACCATACTGAACGAAGGAATTCACTATCTCTTATTGGTTCAACAAACTCTTTCTCCTTCTTAAAGTAAGGATTGTTTTCATTTAGTTCTCTCTGTTCTTCTTCTGTTAGAAATGGAATATTCATTATTCTTTCTCCTCAACGATTGGAAGAGTCGCCAATGTAAATGGTTCTGAAAGAGCGACAACATCAACCCACCATTCTGGTGCGGTAGTTCCCCAATCGTAATGAGGATTACCAATCCTCTCTCCATCCTCAGTGAGGTATTGTTCCTTAATATCTTTCATTACACCATCTCCTTATGATTGTTCCAATCTGAATAATCTATTACTGCACCCTCATTAGGATGCACCCATCCCTTCACCTCCTTCAATCCCCAAAAACCATATTGTTTATCCTTCCCACAATCATTACAATCTGAACGAACTATAACATAGCGGTCTGCCCTTTTACGTTCCCTCAATTCTTTGACTTGCTTTTTGATTTTGTTACACCCTTTGCATACTGACATTACTCTTCCTCCACTTCATCAAGGTATACGTCTTCTTCCTTACAATCTTCACACCAAGATGAATCCCAATCTGTTGCTTCATAGCGTTCGTTAGGATTATACCATCCCTTCACAATAACATCCTCACCCTTACATTCACTACACACAAACATTACGCCACCTCCTTATGGAACTTCTCATCAATGTGGAATGGAGCACTGACTGAACCATTGTCTACAACGTTGTAGATTTCCAGTTGCTGAACCTTAATGTTCCTACCAACCTTCGTATCATCACCACAGTCCCACCACAAATCATCACCATTACCCGGCATCGTTTGCTTATAGTTCCGGAAACATTCCGCTCTCTTTTCAGCATCTTCCTTATTGGTAAAGTATTCTTGCTTCAACAACTCACCCTCATACTTATTCCAAATGTAGTAGAACACTTCCCATACAGGAACCTTCACCATCTCTACACTCTTTCGGTAACCCTTATCGGCACCTTCTTCTCTAAAACTAACTTGAAATTGATTAGACATTTTGTTTCTCCTTGTTGTGTCTCTAACTTCTAATACTATTATAACATAAACTGTTATGGTTGTATACCTTTATTTTACTTCTGCCTCAATTAATTCTGAACGATGATAGGTTACGTTCATTGGTCTAACCCCAACCTCTTTACCATTGGGTAATTGTGACTAGTCATTATACCACCTTTATATTCTTTCCATATTCCTAATACTTCTTCTTCACAATCAGCGCATATCATTTCACCATCTTCCATTTCACCAACGTTCGGTGAATCACAATCAATACACTTCCACATCTTCCTCCGCTGTGCGATAGTAAAGAGAGGGATATCTAACTCTGTAACAGGGTTGTAGTATCCTCCTTCACATACGTATCCTTCTTCACAATCTCTGCATATCTTCATTGTTTATCTCCTTTCTTCCCTAACTTCTAATACCATTATAACAAGAAAGGTTACGGTTGTAAAGGTTTATTTTCATTTTGTTGAATTTAATTTCCATCGCAACCTCTTTGCTTCTATTAGTAAGTAGTATAATTGTAACCCAAAAGCACATAAATGTCAAGGATTATTTGAAGTAAGTTGAAATAAATTCTTTGGTGGCTATCACTGAACCGATGACCAGTAGTGTGATGCCTATGGTATTAATCATAGTGATGTCTCCTGCCTTTGACTAATCTTCATTATTATAATGATACCTCCGATGCGCCCAATTGAATACATCTTTCTTTATTGCCTTCGCCTTTGGACTAATGACACTGAACCTTTCACTCTCTATCTTTACCACATCTAACATTGAGATAGCATCTTGAAGATACAATACCCAATGCGCTCCATACTTTCCTTCAACATAATCTGCTACCTCTTTGTATAATAACTTTCGGTAAGCATTATCTTTATGTTCGTTGTCAACAACATACGATGCCTCTGTAATTGATGCGTCTGCTATGTCCTCTAACAATTCAACATCATACTTCTTTTTATTAATGTGGGTTTCTACAAAGTTCAACAACTTAAATCTTAACCAATGCCAATTGATTAGCGGATACCAATGCTGCCCTTTATCTTTCTTCTTCTTACAGTAAGACAACAGTTCCTCAATAACATACGAACCACAATCTTCTTGTAGGTTTTTAGCACATATCATCTGCCAAAGGATCTTTGTTTTCTTTCCTCTCTTCGCTGTGTGTGCTATTGAATTGATTATGCACTGAGGGTGAGCACATTGTGATGGTGTCTCCGGGTCTATTAAATATTTTAATTTGTGTATCTTGCAAGGTATCTGTTTCATCCATTTGTATCTCCTGTATATTGTTCAACAATTTCTTTGCGTCTTTCCTTTGGTGTATCACAGTGGAATGCTATATGAATATTTTCTAGAAAGGTGCAGCATTGTCTTATAAACTTAATGACCCTTCTATTATTAGTTGCTTTTGCATACAACACATTACACTCTTCTGTTTCAATTCTCTTCTGAAATTCTTTCATTATATCTATTACATCTGTGTGTCTTTTGTTGATTGTATCTGCTGTATTACTCTCCAATGTATGTAGGAGGTTTTGTATTTCTCTCTTCACAATAAAGTAAGTTGCTTTTACATTATCAATCCTCTTCATATCACCCATATCTTTCAGATATATTCTATCTAAACTTTGTTTAATTTGTGATATCGTTTCTGATATCAATCCTTCTAACCATTCCTTTTTCATAATATTAATTCCTTTGTAAATAATCACGAAGTGCTATGAGCACTTGGTCTAATACTGCTATCATTGTCATCGTTGCTGTGTGTGCTGCAATGCGCTCTACATTATTTGGCTTCTTTGATAAGAACGTTTCTGCATCCCTGTTCTTTTCAATTGCCACCAATCGCATCTTCCAATATGTTTTGTATAGCGGGTGTTCCAATACTTCCCAATCCTTTTGGGCACCATCATAAACTAAACGCTTGGATGATTTCTTTTTATCACTCTGTTCCATTGTAAAGATAGTCCTGTAAATCTGCGTGGAACCTATTCAACTTACGATAGTAGGTCATTCTGGATATACCGGTATCCTTCTTCTTTCCAAACCAATTAGACAACCTCATATTGTTACTCGGGTTCCAAGGAATTTCTTCCAGTTTAAGAAGAGCCTTAAAGAAGAACTTCTCCTCCTCTGTTCTGTCCTCACTGGACATAAACTTATAAATCTTCTCTATCGTTTCTCTTTCACTCATCACTTAACTCCTTTTGTCTGTGATTTATTAACCATCTTAATTCTAAAATTTGTGTCTTTATAAATGAAACTTTCTAAATCATTTAAATCAATTTCATCCTCACTCATAAAACCATCAAACATTAACACATCAACTCTATGTCCTTTCTTCTCACAATATTTCTCAATTGATTGTAAGATTTTATCTTCGTGATACTGTGCTATCAATGCTAGAAACCTTTTATTATTATTGTCCGCTTTATCCCATAGCGGAGCATACCTTGAATCCCAACTTAATATAGTTGATAGGTCATACAGTTCTTCTTTAAGTTTTGAGAGGTTTGGGAAGGCTTCTTTCAACCTATGCATATCTCCTACAATATCCTGCATAGACTTACCTCCTATCGTAGCACCAAACATAACTGCTAAACATATCTTCTTTTGTTCTTTGTAGGTTAAGTCAGTCTTATCAAAGGTTTGCTTAAAGAAAGTGTTTCGCTTTGTCGCATATTGGTTTAGTGTTTCATATTCTAAACCTTTAATCATCTGGTTAAGGATTGTCGGTAAGGCATTTGCCATATCGTAATCATTCAGTTGTGGGAAAAGATAGTCCCTCAGGTATGAGGGTAGTTGCTGCACACCACAGCCAACAACAAACCTTCTTCCTCCCTCACCAAAGGTGCGCTGATATGTTTCATAAATGAAACCATCTTCATTAATCCTCTTGTAGAGGAACTGAACGGGGATTAAGTGGTGTTGCTTTTCAACCTTGAAGGCACCTGAAAGGACTTCTTCAAAGCGTTTCTTATTGGGTAGGACTTTGTAATTGTTAGGTAAGGGGGTGGATGGGGCTACATTCCTTAACAGTTTGGCTGATTGCTTAATCTTTTTAAGAGGTCTATAAGCCTTTGTAACTCCCTTGACACCCTTTGTTCCTTTAATAAAGTTGTTATCAACAACCTCAAAGTATTCAGATAGGTAATTCTTATAGCCTCCACCAAATACCTTCTGCCACTTCGAAGCATTGAGTGGTCCGAAGTCCTTGTTATTAGGGTGGAATTTGTGCTCATTGATTCGGTTGAAATATAATTGACCGATAATGAAGTTTCTTTGTTCTGATGTTAGTTTGTTCATTCCTTGACGTCTCCTATGACTTGGTTTGTAATACTACTATACCACAAAAGTAAGTAGTTGTTTAAGAAAAAAGATACAATAATAAAAAAAAACCCACCCTCATTTGAGAGAGTGGGAAAGGTAGCATAGTTAAATCAGTTTTAGGAGACGTCGTTTAAACAGCAGGAATGAACATCCCAGTTGCTTCCTTTTTTTTACGGAGAGAGGGGGAATGTCAAGAACCCCCTATGAGAACTAATCACCTCCTTCGTCCTCATATTTTAAATATACCAGATTGGTAGAAGTTTGTTCAGATGTTGTTGATTGTTAGGTAAGGGAGAGGGGTGGAGGTTTTTAGATGAAAGGATAGATATAGGAGGAGGGTTAGTTGATGTTAAGGTGTGTTGATATTGATAAAATAATTACAGTATTACTGAAACAGATTAAGAAAGATGACAAAAAGAAACTGAAAAAGATTTACTATATCATTCAGTCGTAGAGTTATGATGCCTTCGTGCTTTTCTCTTCAAGTAACGCCTTCTGGATTTACTCTGGTGGTATCTCCGATCTTTGATTTCTTCTACTAGTCCGGTTTCTTTACACCACTTCTTCCATGCAGCAATTGCTTTCCAAACTTTATTATCTTTTACTGGGAATTCCATTGTATATCCTATTGTTAGGTAAGGGGGTTACCTGTTCCTTATAAGGATTACTACTGCAGTTAACAATGATATGATGCCAACGCATATCATAAAGGTATTGCCTAATTCAACTATGATTCCAGGGTCTAGACACATAGGTACAGTTTCCATTAATCCATTAAGTCATTATCTTCAGGTGGGTTAAGTGATTCTTGTTCGTTGTATTGTTTCAATATTCTCTGATACTGATCTACTAAACGATGCCACTCTTTGTTAATTGTCACTATCTCCCTACCGGCTGCGTCTCTTTCTTCAAATAGTCTTGTTAGTTTAGCTTCATATTCTGGAGTTCTAGGTGCAGTTTTATCGTGATAGTGTTTCTCTAAACGCCTTCCTGCATCATTGTACGCATAAGAAGATGTTCTATATCTCCTTCTATTATCATCCATCTTTGCCTTCATCTTGTAAAGATCTTCTAGTTTAACAATACCTTTCATACCATGCAGCATTCTAGCAGCATCCCGTCTGGCTTCTATCATAGCATCTTCAGTAGTGCTTTCTAGAAACCCTCGCCCTTTTCCCTGTTCTTGTTTAGCCATTACTTCTTCTTACCTACAACAGATACAACAAATGCCTCCGGATCTTTGATATCAGGTATGTGTTTCTTAACGTAGTTAACCTTACCTTTAAAGGTTTTAAACTTCTTCAACAACTTCTTAAGTCCAGCCTTCCTTCTAGCTTTTGCTTTGGTTGGGGTCATTACATAAACCCCTTCACTGTCGTTCCTATAAGTGCAGCACAAGTCACCATAGCAACCCACTTAAGGATCCCAAGCTGTTGTGATTGTAATTGCACGATGACTGTCAATTCAGATATCTGTACACACATGCGCTCAAAATGATTCTCTAGACTAGCTAGCCTTTCTTCGGTTGCATTCAATCTAAAGTCCAACAATTCTGTATTAACGTCTTCATCCATTAGTACTAGTTTAGTTCCTTTTACTGTAAGCAATCACTCAGTATCCCTTTACATCTAATTCAGGTTCAACATCTCGTTGCAATGATTTAAGCGAGTCTACAACTTTTTGTAGATCCTTCTCATATCGTTTACCTTCTTTAGATTTGGGTTTCCACTGAACAATTAACGCTTCTAACTTCTCAACAACATCAGGTGTAGGCATGCCAGGAGGTCCAACTTCATCAACGATGCCGGGTATCTTGGTTAACTTGCCTTCTTCAATTGGTGGTCCAGCAGCATTTGCTCCCGGTGCACCACCCATTAATCGCCGCTCTATTTCATTAGCAGCTTCTCTGCGTCTCTCATATGGTAAAGCCATTATCTATTCCTCCTATCGTAATACCATTACGTAAACTACACCGGCGCATTCTAGCGCCCAATCGCTAGGTATATTTGCTACTTCTAATTCTAGTGTTGCATTAGGGGTAAGTAGAATACCAACCCCTGCGTCACCAGCCAAGCCGTCATGCAAATAAGCATTGCCTCCTGATGTATTAGAAATTAGAATATACCTGGCGGATGATAGATCAACTGCATCCACAAGTGCAACCAAAGTACCATCTGCTGCATTAGCTGCGTGTGCCACAATAGTTGCCTCAGTATCCAGTACTGGATTGCCTGCCGTTAATCGATTATTCAAACTTATTACTGTTGCCATTGTAAAATCCTCCTCGTTTTATATATCTTATTTTTTACTACCTTCCCCTGATTTCCCAGTGTGGTGGATAATCTCAAGGATTCTCTTCTTTTCAGCAGCAAGCTCATTTTTAATTATATGATCAATCATAGCTGCTTTTTCTAGATACATCTTTGCCTCACTTGTCTGACCTAGTGTTGACAGTTTCTTGGCTTTTATTTTCATCTCTCTAGAAATAGATGATCTTAACCCAGACCCAACCTTCTTAAAATAATTATTAACCTTTTCTTTGGTATCAACCTTCTGCCAACCTCTACCAGTAATCTTCCTTACAGCCCACCTAGTAAAGTCTTCTACGTCTGTTGAGTCATCAGCAATTGCATACCTTCGAGTACTCCATTCAGAAGTTGGATCAGCAGAAGCAATTGCTATATCCATAACCTTATGTACGGCGCCTCCGAACATGACCATACCAAAATCACGATATATTTCAGCCAAGGTAGGATCAGTAAGTCTTCTTTCTCCAGTTGATACTTCTTCTAGGAAGTCAACAAAAGGACCGCCGGCTAAACCAGCTAGTCTTGTTACGTCTGCTATACTCCAGTACTGATTAGCCTCATTCTTAAGTACCATCTTCCGAACTGTTAGGATCCTCTTCCTTTCTTTTTCAGGCAAAGTTTTAAGTTCCCAATCAATACCACCGTCTTTTAGTATTGGATATAATTCTCTTAACCCTTCTTCAGTTCTTAAGTTTGGATGTGCTGCTCTATGAATTAAGCCTTGTATAATCCCCAACACCTTTAAGGTTGGCTCTCCAAAGTTAACACTTTCCCACCTATTAAATTGTAAAAACTCAGGATTAGTAATGTCTTGCAATAATACAGGTGAAAGATTCCCTGGTACTCTCGTCAGTATCTTTGCTACTTCATCACGATCCTTATCCATCAATGCATTGCGCATACCATTAATGGACATGACTCTTCTTGCAGATAGCTTAAGTGCAGCCTTCTCCTGCATCCTGCGTACTTTTTTATTATTAGTATAGCCGGCTATCTCTTCACCACCCGGCAATATTGCAGATAATAGTCCAGGCTTACCCGGCATATCTACTGCCTTATGTTGCCAAATGTAGAATGGTGATGCAGTACCAACTATTGGTGCAGTTCTTAATGCTTTAGCATATAATGAAGCTTCACTATAATCAAAGAACAATGATTGTGCTATCTTGGAAGCAGCATCTACTACAACTTTTCTATACTCTTTTTCGCTAAGTTGCTTGGTACCTTCGGGAGTTTTTAATTCCCAACCTTCTTTAGTTTTAGCAAGTATACCTTTCCTATCTTTTGTCATTTCAAGCACATAAAAATCACCTATCTCAAAATGACGAAGTTGATTTCGAAGTGATATTATACCTCTTAAGGCTTGATCAAACTTAAAGATGTTATCACCAAAACGATATAAACCAGTTAATGTCTTTTGTGCAGTTAGTTTTCTCCAAGTCTTTCCCCAATAACTTGCAGCAGGATTCTTAAGGGATCCCAACTCAGCCTCTACAACAGTTGTATTTAACAACCCTGAGGCTTCTACTTCCTTAAGGAAAGGCTCTAAGTCTGCTAAATGACTAGGTAATTTACCTTCCAAATATTGCTTATATACAGTTCCACTATCAACTAGATCGGCTATGACACCTAGTGGACCTTTTCCTCTCTTTTGGCTCTGTACAAAAACATTTGCCATGAAGTTTGTTACTGTAGCACTAGGGTTCAAAGCAGTAAGGTGCGCCTTAATACCTGTTGTGATTCTCCAAAGCATGCTATTAGCATCTCTAGCAGTATTCAAAGTCTTGATATGCCAACTTAGAGTAGAGTTTAAACCACGATTAACTGCAGTAACATCACGCCCAACATAATTACGAATGATGCCCTCGGGTGGTTCATACTTGCTGAGAGTACGAATAAGTTTATTGATTCTTAAGAGGTTATCTGCATAATCAAGATGAGTATACCCTATACTTTTAACATATTTATCTTTATTTGCTTCTAGCTCTTCTAGAACCTGAGCTAATTTAAATCTCTTAATTGATTGGGGAAGCATTTCATTATCAAGTAATGTGCCTCTGACTATATTTCTAACATAATCAGTTATTTGTGTTCCACCTTCTTTATTAAAAAAGCGTGTAGATTCTGTGTGAAGTCCTTGTCTTAATTGGCGTCGTTGTATATCGGCAGCAACTTCATAACCAATCTGCATCCAAGCCTCTGCTCGTATATCTTTCTTTATTTCTGCAGGAAGCTTCTCGACAGTGTCTGTTATTAACTCCATGGTACTAATCACTTTACCATTTGGAAGCTCTAGTCTATATTCAAACACACCCTCAGTAAGTGATGGTTCAACCATGTTATTAAGAATTCTATTCCACTCCTTCTTGGGGACTGCAGGATCTAGTTCTGATAATCTATCAATAACTAAATCTCTAACTGTCTTATTTCTTAACCAGTGTACTGACTGATTATGGAATATATTTGCTAGGATTCTATCAGCAAACCTAGGCGGCATGCCTTCTCCGGGGCTGACAGCCCTATCTACAATGTTCCATATCTCCCCAGCAGGCTCAGTTGTTTTAAGGATATCTCTTGCGCCCTCATTCCCATAATGCTTCTCTATGAGCGCTTTAATTTCATTCATCACCCCCTGAACTTTTGGATCTTTGTAAAAGATTTCTGGAATTTTACTAGTCCATTGTTTACTAGTCACATACTGTGCTACAGCAGCAGCATCATCCCATGCTTTTCGTTGCATCATTGCGTTTGCTTCTTTCCTGGACATGAAGCCACGATCAACAATTTTATCAACCATCTTTTTCTTCATTTCTCTAAGGCGAAGATTACCTACAGTATCATGAAGCCATGTACTTGGATCTTCCATATGCTCTTTGAGCCTTCTTTCAGCAGACTCGATAAATCCACGTTCAGTTTCTAGAATTGTTTCCGAGACAGGCGGATCCATTGCTTTGAGTCTAGCTAGGCGATCTCTCTTTTTCTGCAAGTCTAGTTCTAATTTAGTACTATCTTTAATTTGAATTTTGCCAGGAGTAGGATCTGATAGGTCGTCTAGCATTTCTCTATATGGATTAGTATTATAAAGCTTGCCATTCTGTACTCTAAGTGTGATACTCTCCTTCTCGCCATAAATCCAATCATGGATAATCAGATCTTGCACTTCTAGAATATCTTCTGGTCTGATCTTATCACCAAACAACTTCTTAACCATAGCATCCCATGCTTCTTTGCTTTGTTTATAAAGTGGTTCAATTGGGATTCCACCGTGGAATTCGACAGTACTAATAGGATCTAGACCATGAGTAACTCTTTCTTCAACAATTGCTGCTATTGCTTGTATATTTCTCTTTGTTTGCTTCTCTCCTGTTGATATCACATGAGGTCTTTTTGGAGGCTCCCAAAACCATTCACTTCTTAACTCTATTGGTTGAGCACCCGGAGGTGCGATACCTGTAGCCGGATCCGTCCGGTACGACTCAATGCTCTTTACTGTTGCACCTTTAGGTTGCCAAAAACTTTGAACTTCGGGAGGTGCATTAAGTTTCATTAGTTGATCTTGAAGGCGAGTAACAATATCAACCATGGTTAAGTTATAAGAAAGAATAGGCTGGACTGGATGTCCAACACTTAGGTCAGTCATTGGAGGTTCTCTAAATAACTGTTTACTACCTTGAGGACCATATTGATCTAAAATTTTAAGCCCTTCTCTACTAAAAGTAATAGACCAATCAGGATGCATTTGATTAAATTGTTGCACCATAAAATTAAGCTGATCTACTACAGCATCAAGTACTTTTACATTACTAGCTGCTGCTCGTACTGCTTCAGGTAGTGGCTCTAAAGATTTACTCTCAGCTTCTGCAAGTCTAGCTTGTCTAGTTTCAAGAATATGATCATATAAATCTTTATACAGGCTAACTACAGGTTTTGCTCTAGTTCTTGTACGTCCTGTAAATGGCAGGTTCTTAAGGAATTCACGCATATCAAGACCAGCATGAAACTCTTTAGGTTCTTTATAACTCTCTATGAGCTTGTCATATTTTCTTTTAAATGCTTCCTGTATACCTAGTTCTTCAATCAAAGATGCTTGAACACTAAAGGAAGAGTGTTTTTGCGGCTTGGGATATTTTTCTCCAAGTGTAAAGCCATACATGTGAGGTGCATCTTTTTTACCCCAGGCGCCGTCATAGACTACTCCTAGCTTCTTAAGGATCGGTTCTAATTCTTTAAGTAATTCTGGTAATGGCACACCAGCACGCATTAATTTAGGATCAGGTTCCCCTTCTTTGATTGGCTTATCTTTTTCTATATCACGCCTTCTCTTTTCTGCCCTTCTAACTTTAGCAGGATCTTTGATCTTCGGTTCGACCACACGGACTTGTCGCTCCTGTCTAACCCTTTCGACTAAACGCTCTCCTTGTTGAAGAAGAACTCTGTTGACGTCTTCAATACGATCAATATGTTTATATGCTTCCTGAATCGCTTGCCATGTCGCTTCAGTAAGTGGTTCTGGACCAAGTACGCCTCCTTCCGTTCTAGCGTCAATTGCTCTTTGAACGTCCTCAATCTCTTTCAAGTTGTCTCTTATCCGTTGTTTGAGAGTATCAAGATCTCTTGCCGTCGATGCCGTCGATGGCTCTCTAGGTGGCTTAGGTCTAGGGAAGAATTCAGGTTCACCCGGAAATCTGCTCTCAACAACTTCACCAGTACGAGGATCCAACCTCTCAAGATTCTTGTATGTTAGTTCGGGATATCTTCCTGACTCAACTAATCCTTTAGTGAGTGGATAATCAGTTGCTGGTCTAGCGCCTAGTCCTCTTTCGTAATATCCTTGAGGAGGTTCTCTGAGTTTTGTTGTAAGTGGATCGATCTGTCCTTCTTCGAAAGCTTCCCGATATTCTGCTGCTTCTTTTGCCTTAGCCCTTTCACTAAGAGTAAGTTTAGCTTCTTGTGCTAGATCAGACTCTAATTCTAGCGCTGCTCGACGTGCTCCTCTAGGAATCGGAGGCGGCTTTATTTCAACTGCGGGTGGACCATATCCTGATTCTGGGGGAGGTACAGGAGGCGTTGTAGGCACTTCAACAATGTCTGATGGTTTTATACCTATTACTTCCCCGGGTGGCGGAGGAGGGGTACCAGGGGCTGCAGGAGGTGCAGGTGGAGGTACGTCACCCTCATATCGTGGTTTACCTACTTCCTCACCTCTTTTGATTCTTCGATAGATATCGCCAAATAATTGCTCAACCTCTAATCTTGCTCTTGTAGGCTTTTCAATTGCTAGCTTTTTCCAATATTCAATATTAAGTGTACCATCAGCATATGAATCATTCCACCATCTTAAAAATGCTGATGAAAGTTCAGGTGATATTCCTAGAGACTGAGCAATATCAACACCAATTCTAGAAGCCTGACCAGATGCATATCCTTTTCTAAGTCTCTTGAGCGCTTCAACAGAAATTTCAATTGCATTACTAGCCTTAAGCCAACCTTCTATTTTGGCTGCATGTTCTGCTGATACAGTGCCTCGCATCTTAGCTCTAGCAAGACCGGTCTTAAGAATGGGGCTTAACATTAAAAACATTAACCATGGACGTGCGGCTAATGATCTTGGTATATTACGAGGATCTCCAAAGAATCCTATCCCACCAACCATACCAGAGACTAGTCCTCTTCCTAACTCTTGTCCTCTTTCTCCTTGAGTGGCAACATAGTTCCAATAGGAATTCTTAAGTTGTTTTTGATCTGCCTTGGTGATATCCTCAAAGCCCAAACCCTCAGACACTAAATGCCAAAGGATCTGGATTGTGTCAATAAAGTCTGTACCGAAGTTCTCTAATGCAACTAGTTGAGCATCTATAAGCCCTGAATTAACCATGGCTCTATCGACATTACCAAACCTTTCCTCAATATCTTTTTCAATCTGGTCATATGTTTCAGGAGTTAATGATAGTTTTCCATCTAATGCATCACGAAGTAATTGTTCTTCTTGCTTAGGTGTTACTACAGCAACAGCTTCCATTCCCGTTCTAGCAATTTCTTCAAGTGCACCTGCTGCAGCACCTCCCAGACGCATAGCAGGTACCATAAGTCCCCCTGCGCCTAGGGATGTTTTATGATCTTCAATCCACTTTTCTTCATTCCACCCACCACCACCAAAGTCTGGGTGATTAGGATTAGGCTTATAACCTATGGGTCCTCCTGCTACGCCTCCAAATCC